TGCATGCGAGAGTTGCGATGGTGAAGAAAATAAATCAAAAGTTACTCTAGCAATATATCAACACAAAGGAAGCACTTACCTAGACTGGAGGCAAAGTTGAAAGAACAAGACATGGTAAACAACCCATCACACTATACGCATGGTGGCATTGAGACGATTGACTTTATGAAGGCGAAGTTAACACCCGAGGCGTTTGTCGGGTTCTTGCAGGGTAACTGCATAAAGTATCTAAGCAGAGCCGCACACAAGGGATCGCCAGTCGAAGACTTCAAGAAAGCCCAGTGGTATCTCAACAAACTTATACAGACCCTAGAAGAATGAACCTCATCACGCTTGACTTTGAGACCTATTACGACACCTCATTCTCATTGAGTCGGTTGACCACGGAAGAGTACGTGCGTTCGCCTGAGTTTGAGATGATCGGCGTAGGGATCAAGGTGAACAATGCCCCGGCATACTGGGTTTCAGGTCCACATGAAACTCTAATTAAGAAACTACGTGAACTTCCGTGGTCAGAGTCCATGCTTTTGTGTCATAACACTCAGTTTGATGGCGCAATATTGGCTTGGGTTTGTCGGATATTCCCGCACACCTATCTCGATACATTGTGTATGGCACGAGCGCTTCATGGGGTAGACGCTGGTGGTTCTCTCAAAGCATTAGCCGAGCGCTATCAGATCGGTGTCAAGGGAGAAGAAGTTATTCACGCCAAGGGGAAACGCTTGGCAGACTTCCAGCCTGATGAGTTGTATCGCTACAGTCAGTATTGTTTGAACGACGTAGACCTGACTTACAAACTTTTCTCCAAGATGGCGCAGGACTTTCCCGAACAAGAAGTAAAACTGATTGACCTGACGTTGAGGATGTTCCTCCAACCACTGTTCTACATTGACTCGCAACTTTTAAAAGACAGGCTGGTCGAACTAAAGCAAGAAAAGCAAGACCTGCTTGCCGGATTAAAAGAAAAACTAGAGTGCAAGACAGAAGAAGAGGTCAGGCAAAAACTGGCATCAAACCCGAAGTTTGCGGCGTTACTAAAAGAATTTGGCGTGGCGCCCCCCACAAAAATTTCATTGCGTACAGGAAAGGAGACCTATGCGTTGGCGAAAAACGATGAGGGCTTTATCGCCCTCCAAGAACATTCTGACACGTTCATCCAAAGTTTATGCAGTGTCAGGCTCGGAACTAAATCTACTATTGAAGAATCTAGAATCCAAAGGTTTATTGACGTTGCTTCCCGGAACAATAATCGAGTGCCCATCCCCCTTAAGTATTACGGAGCACACACTGGGCGTTGGTCAGGGTCAGATAAGATCAACTTTCAAAACCTGCCGAGTCGCGATAAGAAAAAGAAAACCCTTAAGAACGCCGTCATGGCCCCGGATGGCTACGTTGTCATCAACTCCGACTCATCTCAGATTGAAGCGCGCATCCTTGTTTGGCTGGCAGGACAAGACAATGTGGTTAAGATGTTTGCTCGGGGAGAAGATCTATATTCGGCGTTTGCATCGGCGGTATATAACAGAACAATTAGCAAAGAAAATTCAATTGAACGCTTTGTTGGAAAAACTTGCATTTTGGGACTGGGCTATGGCACAGGAGCGGCAAAACTCCAGCATACATTGAAGACCCAACCGCCCGGAGTAACCGTTGATCTTGATGAGGCCAAACGGCTTGTCACCATTTACCGAGAGTTATTACATAAGATCCCTCAACTATGGGATGAGTGCGACCGCATGCTCTATGATTTAATGGACGGCCCCCTGCATGGCGAGAGAGATAACATCAAGAAGACTTATTACATCGGTGCGCATGAGTGTGTAAAAGTGAACCACTCCTACGGTTTGCAACTTCCATCTGGCCTCTACATTCGCTATCCTGAATTACAGTTAGACACATCGGAGTCCAAGAGTAAGATGGTTTACATGTCGCGAAAAGGATTAGTCAATATTTGGGGCGGGTCTGTAGTCGAGAACGTTGTTCAGGGTTTAGCCCGTTGCGTTGTGGCAGAACAAATGCTTATGATCGCCAAGCGTTATCGCCCCGCCCTGACAGTCCATGACTCTGTGGTGTGCGTCGTGCCTGAAGATGAGGCTGACAAGGCCATGGAGTTTATTGTGCAGTGCATGAATACCAAGCCGAAATGGGCAAAGGGTTTGCCTATCAACTGCGAGGTATCGTTTGGAAAATCCTATGGAGAGTGTTAATGAAAATTGATAAGCATCACGATCACGCTGAGAACATGATCAACGTTCGCAGACTGGTAGTTCTTGTAGAACAACTTTATAATAGTAAGGATTACGAGGCTTGCCTTGAAGCCGTAACCGAGTTATGTGTCGAGGCACGAACCATGAAAAACCGACTCCATCACGCGATGCCAAAAACAAGATGAACCAAGTTAAGTGGTCCTTTTCTTCCCTTAAAGACTTCGTTGGGTGTCCTCGCAGATATTACGAGGTCAAGGTCTGCAACAACTTTGAGCAGAAGATCACCCATGCGTTGAGCTACGGGAAAGAAGTCCACAGTGCTCTAGAAAAGTACGTCAGAGACGGGGAAGAACTGCCTGAGAACTACCAGCGGTTCAAGAGCATGGTCGATGAACTACAGAACATCCCCGGACAGAAGATGGTTGAGCATGAGATGGCTCTGCGTCGGGACAAGTCACCATGTTCGTTTAATGACAAGAATCGGTGGGTGCGCGGGATCGCAGACCTTTTGATTGTGCATAACGATACCGCTTATGTTGTGGACTACAAGACAGGCAAGGCGAACTACCCTGACTTGGATCAGTTAAAACTGATGGCACTGATGGTGTTTGCCCACTTCCCCGAGGTGCGAGAAGTTAAGGGTGCTTTGATCTTCATCCTGAAGAACCGACTTGTCTCAGAAGATTACAAGCGAGATCATATGGACTCGCTGTGGGCTGTCTTTGAATCAAAGGTTATTCGATTAGAGCAAGCGTTTGAAAACAATGAGTGGACGCCCAACCCCACGCCGTTGTGCGGCTACTGTCCCGTAACCACTTGTGAATTTAATAGGTGCTGACATGCCATACGTGAACAAACCAAGACCATACAAGAAAGAGTACGAGCAACAAAAAGCCCGGGGTGAACATGATGACCGGATGGAACGCCAACGTGCACGACGCACAGTTGACAAGAAAGGCAAAGACCTAAACAGCAACGGCAAAGCCGATATGCGTGAGGGCAAAGACATCGCCCACAAACGTGCCTTATCTAATGGTGGCAGTAATAAGGATGGCTATACCATAACGTCGCCGTCTGCGAACAGATCGTTTCTTAGGGATTCCTCTAAGAAGTTGGTCTCTGAAAAAAGCAAAAAAGAACGAAAAAAGACTTGACATATAATTGAGTCCCCGTATAATTAAGGTTGTGCAAGGCTTCGTTGTGAGCCTTATCCCGGTCATAAGGTGTGAGTGGACCGCACAAAAACCACATCAGTCGGGCGGCGTTAAAACTTATGATCTTTGACATATAGCCTCCAGCGTGTCAGGCCCGACACCCACATAGTTGCCTCGCACTGGAAGCGCGGCGTTACAGTAAAGGACAGTGATGCAAAAAGTAGTGAAGTTCTTAGATAAGACTTATGATTGGCCCGGCTTGTACCAGCCGTTTGATCACCAAAAAACAACATCCGCGTTTTTAGTCAACAACAAGCGGGGCTTTTGTTTCAACGAGGCTGGGACTGGCAAGACATCCTCAGTCATATGGGCCGCAGACTACCTAATGACCATGGGCTTGCTCAATCGAGTCTTGATTGTGTGCCCTCTGTCGATCATGTATTCGGCTTGGCAATCCGACATTTTTAAAGTAGCCATGCACAGAACGTGTGCCGTAGCACATGGATCAGTGAGCAAACGTAAAAAAATTATTCAGGGAGACTATGACTTTGTCATCATCAATTACGACGGAGTTTCTATCGTCAAAGATGAGATTCAGAACGAAAGGTTTGATCTTATCGTCATTGATGAGGCCAATGCCTACAAGTCTTCTACGACCCAACGCTGGAAAACAATGAAGCGTCTGCTTATGCCGACGACTGGTCTGTGGATGCTGACTGGCACTCCCGCCTCCCAATCACCACTAGATGCTTTTGGACTTGCCAAATTAGTCAATCCTGAAAACGTGCCAAAGTTTTTTACGGCATGGCGTGATCGTGTGATGTATCAGATCACAAAGTTTAAGTACGTGCCCAAACCATCGTCAAAGAACGACGTGTTCAACGCACTCCAGCCAGCGATAAGGTTTACCAAAGACGAGTGCTTAGACTTGCCCGATGTCATGTATCAGTACCGGGACGCACCGTTGTCTAACCAGCAACAAAAGTATTACAAGATCATCAAGGACGAGATGTTCGTCAAGGCGTCGGGGGAAGAAGTCAGTGTGGTCAATGCGGCGGCAATGCTAACCAAGTTGTTGCAGTTGTCAGGCGGGGCGGTCTACGCTGACTCAGGTGAAGTGCTGGAGTTTGACATTACCTCACGGCTACGTGTCCTAAACGAAGTAATGGAAGAAGCAAGTCACAAGGTAATAATTTTTGTCCCCTACCGGCACACCATAAAAATTGTCCATGATTATTTAAATAAAGAGGGATACACCAACGAGATCATCAACGGCGACGTTAGTGCTTCAGCCCGGGGTGAAATCTTCAATAAGTTTCAGACCACCGATGATCCGAGGGTGCTAGTCATACAACCACAAGCCGCATCGCATGGAGTAACCCTGACTGCGGCTGACACAGTTATCTTTTGGTCTCCCGTGATGTCTGTTGAGACATACATTCAGTGCGTCGCACGGATTGATCGGGTAGGGCAGAAGAACAAGATGACCGTGATTCACTTAGAGGGATCAGAGGTCGAGAGGCGGATGTACAAGATGCTGGAAGGCAAAATTGACATCCATGAGAAGTTAGTTGACTTATATCGCAACGTTTTAGAGGAGGCAGTGAATGAACATTGATGAACTTACCCACGATTACATGACCTTACGCCGTGAGCGAGAGCGCATCGCCAACGACTTCAAGAACGAAGACGAGCGACTGAAGGAAGCCCAAAACGCCATTGAGGCTAAACTTCTAGCCATGTGCTCAGAGCATAATGTTGACAGCGTAAGAACTAAGAACGGCACAGTGATGCGTAGCGTAAAGTCGCGTGTCCATGTGCTTGATTGGGACTCTTTCTACGACTATGTCTTAGAAAATAAAGCCCCGCAGTTGTTGCAGAAGCGGGTGCATGAGTCCAACTTTGAAGAATTTATGTCCGAGAGGCGAGGTCATGGTTTGCCTCCCGGCGTAAATGTGGCACGGGAGTATGTAATCACCGTCCGTAAACCATCAAAGGCTGATACGTCTGCCCTTGATCTTGAAGCCGCGTAGTTAATCCAGTAAAGGAACAGTCAAATGAGTAACGATCTAGTAGCAATTTTGCAGAACAACCCCGCAATTGTTAACACGGGGCTTGATGAAGACACCGCCGCCGTTGCAGGTGGCATGGCAGGTGGTAGCAAGCGCATCTCTATTAAGGGTGGCGTTTTCCGAATGATGGTCAACGGCAAAGAACAAGCCGTTAACGAAGATCGTTCTATGAATGTTGTCTTTGTGAAGATGTCGCACAATGCATCACGTACATGGTATGCAAAAGCCTACAAAGAGGGGGACAAGGTGTCACCCGCTTGCTGGTCAGCCGACTCAAAAACTCCTGATCCAGCAGTCAAGGAGCCTCCCGCTTCCTCTTGCGATTCGTGCCCGAACTCCGTAAAAGGTTCAGGTCCAAACGGGTCGGGCACTGCGTGTCGCCTGTCGTGGAGAACTGCGGTTGCACTGCCCGGACAACTAGATGGAAATGTTTATCAGTTAGTCCTACCCGCCACTTCTGCGTTTGGTAAGGAAGATAACGGACGTTGGCCTTTCCGGCCTTATGTTCAGATGCTTGCTTCCCACAACGTAAGTGCTGGAGCAGTCGTCACCAAGATGCAGTTTGACACCAAGTCGCCAACACCGCGTCTACTGTTCTCACCCGCTGGCGCTGTGCCTACGGAAGAAATGGAGATCGTGCGTCGGCAAGGCAAATCTCAAGCAGCAGAGAGCGCAATCAAACTGACTGTGTATCAGACAGACTCAGTTGAGGGTGAAGAGCCGTTTGAGACCCCGAAAGCAGAAGAAGCAGAGCCTGCCAAGCAAGCGAAGAAGAAAGCCGAAGCTGATCCAGCCGAAGACGTTTCTGACCTTGTGAAGAAATGGGCTAAAAAATAAGGAAAGAAAGTGCCTAAGTCCTACAGTCCTGAATACATTGAAGCCATAAACAAAGTCGGCATGTACGACA